TCCCACAAACGGGCTGACATAAGTAGCACCCGCCTTAGCAGCAAGAACTGCCTGAGCAGCAGAGAAGATGAGCGTGACATTTGTTTTGATACCGTCTTTAGTGAGTTCTTTACAAACTTGCAAACCAGCTTTAGTCATGGGCAGTTTGATAGTGGCAACATCACCAAACTTTTCACTCAGACGACGACCCTCTTCCAGCATCTCAGTCATGTTTCCCATGACTTCCATACTGATGTCTTGTACACCAATGTCTTTAATTTGCTGATACACCGTATCTGGATCACGGTGACTCTTCATAATAAGGGTTGGGTTTGTGGTTACACCATCAATCAAACCTGTCTCAAAGTAATCTTTGATTGCGTATACATCTGCAGTATCAAGAAAAATTTTCATGATAAATTATCTCTTCTCGTATTATATATGCTAACTAATCGACTGTCCATGAGGCCAAGGATTACTGAAATCCATTGGTGGTTGTGGTTCAAACGTTGTAGGAAGTTTCACGCCAGTAGGATTATCAATCTCTTCTTGCGTGGGAATGATAAGTCTAATAGGAGTTCCTTCCCTCTCAAACTCCTCATTCATTTTGATATATGTTTCAGGAGTAATCTTTTCAGTCTTTTGATTGGTGGTCATACTCAATAACAATTCTTTTACATCTACTAGTTCTATCAGAAACCTCATAGTATTTTAAAGTTCCATCAATATCCTTCGCAATCTTTTCGAGTCTCCATCCTAGAGACCACATTGGATGTTTAGATTCAGTCACGTTGTCTCCAGTCATCAGGTTTATCTCTTTGGAACCAGTCTACAATTTCGTCGGCACTGCCAAACCCCGTTCTGTGATTGGATGGGTCGGGGTCTCCTAGTCCCATCCTATTCATAAAATCATCCATACCACCCTCTTGCATGTCGGGGTTTGCTGCTTGGCGTCTTGCCTTTCGCAACCATTCCCTAGCAGTAGTATTTGCCTTGGACAGTTTCTCTGCCCAAATCATGTCCTCTAGATTTACTTCCTCTTTGTTTGCAATCTTCTTACAGATGGACTCTAGTCTTAGTCTGTACTGAGTAGATAGCATACTTATTCTTCCGATAGATAGTGCTCTAGTTGGTTGATCCTGGTGAATTCTTCATGAGCTGCTTCTGAACGCATGTGAAGCACATCACGGATGTCGTCCATGATGAATGTTGGATCAATACCATCATCTAGATATTTATCTATAGATTCCTTAAGATAACGATACCTATGCCACTCTGGTGAATAAGGTTTGTAATGCATGACAAATGATTAGATGAAAATATTTAGAAGCCAGTTACAGGATTTGAACCAGTGACCTGCTGTTTACAAGACAGCTGCTCTACCACTGAGCTAAACTGGCATTTCCTGCACCATATTATAAGATATTATTTTGATGGTGTCAACTCTCCACCCTCACGAATCATATATTCCACAGTGATAGCAACGTCTTTCATTGCTGTATCTAACTTTTCACTCTGACCAGACTCCATTTTAGAAATAGGACGCCTATCATCCAACAAAGTCCACCTCCACAATTCTAGTTCTTGACAGTACCACAGATTAATTTTCATTGGCTGCCTTCTCTTCCTTTACTTTTTTGAAGTAGAGTTTGTAGTATCTCTGCTTGATTGTATCTAGCGTATTCATATCTTCTTCAAATCCCATGTACTTTAAATGTTGATATGAACCTTCAAGTTCACTAATCAAAAGAAGTAGGTTCGTTGAGGTAACTGAAAACCCACCGAACCTATAGTTGCGAGAATCTTTTCTCTGTTCTCTAGTCATTCTTTGTAATAGACAACGACTCAAGTAGGATTCGAACCTACGACCGACTGCTTAGAAGGCAGTTGCTCTATCCAGCTGAGCTATTGAGTCATAAGGGTATTATACAATACCCAGATTTAGAAGTCAACTGAGAACTAACTTCCTAGTGTAATCGTATGCAAAGTATTGACGATTACCCTTGATACCCCACCCTAACCAGTAGTAGGCACCAACCATATATTGATCGATGGATTGACCACGACCTTGAAATTCTGGCAGCACTTTTTGAAATTGATTTTCGTTAATCATATAACGAGTTTGGCATTCCAGAGTGCTGGGATTACAACCGTATTTTTTAGCGAAGTTTCCTAACCCCAGATAACGCTTCTCAGTGGTCCACTGAATGAGTCCGTAACCACCGCTATGGCAACTATGGTAAGGAACTCTAGCACCTCCCTCGCATATGTTGGAATGGAAGTTGCTTTCTTGTTTAATGTTTCCCAGGATTGTCGCAAGGGCATTGCGGTCTGTAATTTTTGTTTGTTCTTGGAGTTGTTTAAGGACATACTTCTCGTTGTCGTTACAGTTGGGACACTTCCAAGATACGGGGATAACTGGCAACTCCACTGGAGGAGGTGGCATCACAGTCTTTTCATTGACCGTCGATGCAAATGCTGCGAGTGCAGCACTAGCACCCCACATCAGTGTCAGATTCGTCAGTGGTTTCATCATATTTAAAATAGTCTTTACGATAATAACGTCCCAAGATATTGCTATTATAGAAGGCAGGAGTGCCGTCTGTCAAGCTCTCGGTCAGTACGTTATTTAGAAAGAGTTGTCGTGTCTCTTCGTAATTACATTTTCCAACGCTTGTGTGGAGGGAGAGGATTTCTCGGTCAAACGATAACCTCCCATTCCGTTTAACATCCTCAGAAAGCTCTGGACAACTGCCGTAGTATTTTTTCCAGTTACTTTCAGATGTAACTCTCCTCCTCCTTGTCCCAGACCCTTGATTAGTAGCTCTAGGCTTTCGTTTTTGCCAGAAATATTTTCTTCCGATGTACTTTTTACCGTTGGACTTATTGGTAATACAGTAAACAAACCCAAAGTGGCTCCCAATACCGCTCCCGTCAAAAGGGGTGCCGTGATATATCCAGGGATTTTCATAGTCACACATCCAAGTATTAAAAAAGGTTCAGATAATATTTATCCGAACCTTAGCAAAGATATTCTACATAAAAAAAGAGAGGGTGTCAAGCCCTCTCTCTATTTTACTTTTTCTTATTTTTCGCTTCGATCTCTTTGTTCTGTCTCATAATTTCTTTGATGCTACCAGAGATGCCAGTGAATCCATCCTTAGAAGGATCAGTCTGTTTCTTGGAATCATCCTTATATCCACCAGCAGCACGGGCAGCAGCACGATTCTCATCAAGGATGTTAGTGATTTCCTCATCAGTGAGTTCCATCATCACTTCCTCAGCATCATCTAAGGTGCATACATCATACTCCAGCAGGTAGTCCAGAACAATATCAAACTCGGTATCTTCACCAAGTCTGTTAGCAGCAGCACCAGAGACGTTAGAGATGCCTCTAGCGGTCTTTCCGACTGCCTTCTTCAGTCCAGACTTGATGGCACTACCAACTCTTCTCAGGAGACCTCTCTTGCGGGTTGCAGTGCCACTGGAAGCAGTAGAACCACCACCAGAGGAAGAACCACCACCAGAGGAAGAACCACCACCAGAGGATCCACCAGAAGAACTGGAAGAAGAAGCAGGCTTGCTGCTACCACCACGAACATCTTTCAGAAGACCATCCAGTTTACCCTTGGTTCCGTCATCACTAGAAGAACTAGACGATGCGGGTTTCGATTGAGGTTTGGTCTGAGACATTGCTTGTCTCTTCGCTTTGATGCGTCCTGCTTCATAACCACCTTTAGCAGCACCAGCGACCTCACCTGCGGCAGCGGCACCCTTAACGGCAGCTTTCTTGGCAAGAGAAGCACCACCTCTGGCAGCAGCACTGACTGCCTTACCAGCAGTCTGAGCACCCTTCTTAATGGCAGGAGCAGCTCTCTTTGCCATCTCCTTGGCACGTCCAGCAGCAGCACTACCAGCAGACTTGATAGCAGAACCTGCTTTCTTCAGAGCACCGACAACCTTGTCCCTTCTAATAGAACGGGCATTTGCCTTAGATTGTGCTACGGCAGAAGCATAACGATCTTCCAGAAGAACATCATCAAAATACTCAACTGCTTCAGTCAGAATACCTTCCTGCTCCATCTCCTCAAAGATGTCAAAGGCAAAGTGCAGCAGTTCCTCTTCGGTCAGTTCGTCAAAGATAGCATCGTTCAACAGATGATCAATGTCGAACGCTTCTTTCTTACTGTTACCCCAGTTGTCAGCACCCTTCTTACGGCACTGAACCAGACGACCAGAAGCATATGCAGAAGGCCAAACCTTTGCACTTGCTTTTACCTTATGGTAGCAAGCATCTTTCTTACCCTCTTCCTCAACCTGCTCTACGTCTTCTTTGACAGAGGGTGCCATAACACCCATCTTTTTATCATACTTGACGTTGGTTTTCTTTGCTGGTTTAGCATCTTTGATGCTAGGAGCACCCGTCATGTCTGCTTCAGAGACAGTTTCTTCTTTGTAGTTGTCTCTTGCTTTCTCATCTGCCATCTTGGAGAAACGCTCTTTCTCTTTCTGACTAGAAATAGCACTTACAATTTTGGCAGACTTGGTTTGTGCTTCCTCTTTCTTTTTGCCTTTTGAAGCAAGAGAAGTGCGTGCCAGGTTTCCAGCACGGCGATACATTGCTGTTTCTTTTTTCTTGTCAATTGCCTTGTAACCTTCTTCAACTTCAGTCTCTTCAGCAGTCGGTTGCTGTTCTGATTTCTTTTTCATTGCGTTGGCAGCAAGTGCCTTAGCACCCATCTTAGCAGCACCCAGTGCTACTTTGGCAACAACAGGAGCAATCTCATCAACCTGCTCAACTTCTTCAGTCTGAGATACCTTGCCCTTCAGGGAAGCGTCGATGGCACCACTACCACCCTTTGCTTTCTTCTCGGAACCTCTAGGGTTGTATTCACCAGCAGCACCTTCCTTATCCTTTTCAGGTGCCTTGCTACCAGGCTTCAGATAGGTGGCATTGTTCTTAGAATACTCAAGCAGTTTGAGAGCAATAGCAGCTGCCTGTCTCTTCTCACCAGACAGAGCATTCTCACTCAGTCTTGGATTGACTGCCTTCAGTGCAATCTTAAACTGGGTGGCAAATGTTTCGTCATCAAACATATTGGCAAGTGCCTGTTCAGGCAATGCCTCTACAATATTATCTACTTCTCTAGCATTGTTAGAGACATATCCCTCATCAATAAGGAATTTTGAAATATTCAAAAATGCTTCACAGATCTCCTCGTTCATAGCAGAGAGTCTCTTGGCATAGAATGACTCTCTACGAACTAGTTGATAAAATCTTTGGTTATAATCGTTAGGCGACATGTCCCTATCAATAAAGTTCTTCTCCCTTTATTTATTCATTAAGAGTTCCATGCCTTCTGCGAATCTCACGCAGCTCTTCAAAGTCTTTGTTTTTGGTTCCACCGTCATACTCCCAGGCATAACCAGCAGCAATCATTTGCTCGTTGATTGAGATGGTGTTGTCTCCAATGTAGAGCCATCCCAAGAGTCTGCCGTATTTACCAGTACCCCCAACAAGCTCAGTCCTAATAACGAGATCATCATCACCAGCGACTGCACCAGTGAGCTTGTCCTTGATCCAGTTGGTTGCATCGATGCCAAGTGCCTTCTCTTCAAGGTTGCGTGTTCGTTTCTCTGGCGTATCGACTCCTGCAACCCTGACTCTTTCTTTCTTATAAAGGTCGAAACCCAGGTCAATAGTGACATCAATTGTGTCTCCGTCTACAACTCTATTGATCTTAATAACTCTAAAATTATAGCAGGACTTTCTGCTAGGAGGTGTCATAGCTCCCATAATTTTTTTAACTATCAGTAGTCTTTATTTATAGATGGTGCTTTGCAAATACTCAATTGTCGTAGGTTGTTTCTCTAAAAATTCACAAAGATTCTTGTACCTATTAATCCATCTACTCTTTTTAACATTCATATCTTTCTTAATCGCAGGACCATATCTATCAATCAAATCCTTTCTCATCTCTTCTCTGTCATATCCAAGCGGTAATACCTGAGCACCGAAAGCAATGTAGGGAAGACCTGTGAAGATAGTCTTCCATCCACCCTGTAAGAAGAAGTCACTTACTTCATATTCTTTTTCTTCTGTAACGTACTTCCAATAAGGTGTATTATTTCTACTAGAGCAATAGTAATGTGCCGCTACAAAACCAGACATGCCAGTGAGAACACCCTTACATACCTGATTCAAGGAATCTCTATCTACAGATCCTATGATACCACCTCTCCTAGTTAATACCGCAATCAAATGCTTAATCACTTCATGAGTTGTAAGTAGTCCAGTTGACTCAAGTGGTTCTAGGAATCCATAAGATAGTCCGATGGCAAGAACATTTTTATGCCATGCCTTTTCATGAATGCCGTGTCGAAAAGTAATGTGTCTACACTCTACCTCTTCCCCAATGTGATCTTTAAACTCTCTTTCCGCTTCTGTGGGTGTAAGGAACTTATCAGAATACACATACCCCTTACCCATTCTCGACCACAGGGGAGTTGTCCATACCCAACCACTACTTAATCCATAACAGTTTGTATAATTTTTAAGTTCTTCCTCTTTGTTTTTATAATCAACTCTTGCTACCACAGCACGATTATTAATTAGATTATCAAACTCATTGAACTCTACACCCAAAGATCTTTCTAAAAGTAAAGACTTAAATCCAGTGCAATCAATATAAAGATCTGCTTCAATCACTCCAGATGGAGTAGTCAGACATTCAATACCACGAGTATTCAATACTGGTTTTACATCAGCGATAATATGTTCTATTCTACCAACACATATTCTATCCCTCAACCAATTGCCAAACTTGGTTGCATCTAGATGATAAGCAGTATGTTTTATAATGCGATCAAACAATTTGTTTGATTCTGCAACTGTAGTCATATCATTGTAATATTTTTGAAAGCTTAGTGGATGACTAAACTCATCATGAAAACATGACAGCGCAAAAATATCATCAAATCCATTCTGTTTATCACCCAGTTCTACTGGACCGAATGGATAATGAACCGTTTTATCACTATAGAAAAAATTGTCAAATCCTATCGAAGTTTTATAGGTGGCATCACATTCTGCCATCCAGTCTTCATCAGATATTCCAATGAAGTCTAGAAAAGTACGGAACTGCTCAAGGGTAGATTCCCCAACACCAATAGTAGGGACAGTATCTGACTCTACTAAAGTTACTTTTATGTTGGGAACACGTTGAACTAAAGCAGCGGCAGTCAACCACCCAGAGGTGCCACCTCCGACGATGCAAATTTTCTCAACTTTCATTTTGTAGAATCATACTTATACTTTAGTGCTTGCAATCTCCAAGCCTGAGACAGACTATGGGGTCCATGCTTCAGAAGATTTCTTTCTTCCTCTTGCAGGACCCACCTATCTAGCATGTCTTGTTTCCAATCAGAGTTTGAATCCTGAGAAGGTGTCTTTTTTGACATCTTGTTTGATACCTCCAATCATGTAAGATTCCACTTCTGTTTCTTGGGGTGCTACCTGAAGACCCTTAGAAGAAATCCAATGCTCAGTCCAAGGAAGTGGGTTGTTCTTAGCAGAGATATCATAAAGTGGTTTAAGACCAATTGCTTTAAGACGACGATTGGCAACCCACTCAACATACTGACACAGCAGTTTGTCATTGAGACCAATCATGGAACCCTCTTTGAACAGATACTCTGCCCAACGACGTTCTTGATCTACACAGTTTCTAAATGCATCATACAACCAGTCTTGTTCTTCTTCCCAGATTTTTTTCATCTCTGGATCATCACCATCTCTCCACTTGTTTAAGATATTTTGTGTGATGACCATGTGTTGGTTCTCGTCTCTGGCGATAAGGCTAATGATTTTAGCCGATCCCTCCATAAGCTTAAGCTCTCCAAATGCGAACGAACATGCGAAGGAGACATAGAATCTAATTCCTTCCAGGATGTTAACGGTTGCGACAGCTCTAAAGAGTTTTCTCTTGAGTTCATACCTTGCTTTGTGTGCGTAATCAACACCTTCCAAAGCGTGTACCCACTCTTGTGAATTGTCATACTCGTGGGCAAGATTGATAAATTCATCATAGGCAGCGGTGACCGATGCTGCTCTCTCCATGATTTGTGGATCTTGTAAGATCGTATCAAATACTTCAGAGGTGTTTGGATAGACGTTCTTAATGATGTATGTGTAAGAACGTGAGTGGATCATCTCCATAAACTCCCACACACCCATACATGCTTCCAATTCTGGAAGGGAGCAGTAGGGGGTGAATGCCATACCAGGACCACGACCCTGAACAGAATCAAGCATAATCTGATACTTCAGATTAGAAGTAAAGATGTGCTTCTGCTCAGGACGAAGTGTTTGGTAATCGGAGCGATCCTTTTGAAGGGAGACCTCCTCAGGTCTCCAAAAATAACTTAGTTGTTGTTGGGTTAACTTTTCAAAAACTGGATATTTGTAGGAGTCGTATCTCTGAACTCCAAGTGGTTTGCCAAAAAACATTGGTTGCTTCTTGGTGTCAACTTCTTCAGCATTGAAGACGGTCATTGCTTGTACTGCTGACCCCTCTTTAATATTCTTTTTAAACTGCACAGGACTCACAAGTATCCTCCTCTGTGGTTAAAATTTCGTTTAGCAGACTATCCAGTTGTTGATTAGTTTCCTTGGTTTCTTCTACCTCATCTGACTTTAGATCGTGGGTGTTTTGATAGTAGGAAGTTTTCCAACCATACTTATATGTAGTTAGAAAATCATTTGCCATCACACTCACTGGGACTTCATTATCTGGATACTGTTCTGGGTTGTAACTCCAGTTTCCACTGATGGCTTGATCGAAGAATTTCTGCATGACTGCAACCACATTGATGTAGCCAGTGTTATTAGGCATGTCCCAAAGAAGAGTGTAACTATTCTTGAGCGTATTGTATTGAGGTACAATTTGCTTGAGGGGACCTTTCTTCGACTTCTTAATGGACAAGTATCCACGAGGAGGCTCGATTCCATTGGTAGCGTTTGACACAACGGAACTGCTCTCCGAAGGCATCTGTGCGGACAGAGTGCTGTGTCTGAGCCCATAGAGTTGGATACAATTCCTAAGATACTCCCAATCATAGTTTAACTTGTTCGGAACGATTTCGTCTACGTCTTTTTTATATGTATCAATAGGAAGAATACCTCTTGAATACTTGGTTCTTTCAAATCCTTCACAGGGTCCCTTCTCTCTAGCAATCTCACATGAAGACTTGAGAAGACAGAACTGGAAGACCTCTGTCAAATCATGAACTAGTTGCCATGCTTCAGGATCATCATACTTCACACCATGCTTGGCAAGGTAATGTGCCAAACCAATGTATCCAATGCCCAGAGAACGACGAGCAAGGGTGCTTCTCTTAGCAGCCTCTACAGGATAGTTCTGATAGTCAATCAACTCCTCCAGACCCCTCACAGCGAGGTCACAGAGTTCTTCCAAATCTTCTAGCTGTTTCAACTTACCAACGTTGATAGCAGACAGAATGCACAGAGCAATCTCACCTTTAGAATCATCAATATGATCAACTGGTTCTGTAGGGAGAGTGATCTCCTGGCACAAGTTACTCATGTTCACTTTATCATCAAAGGAACTATGAGAGTTGCAGTGGTCGATGTTCATGATGTACAAACGACCAGTCTCTGCACGTTCCTTCAGGATGTCAAGGATGAGTTTCTGTGCTCCGATAGTCTTGCGAGGAATAGACTCGTCTCGTTCATAACCCACATAGAGATCGTCAAATGAATCAGTACCAAAAGCGTCATAGAGACCTGGTACGTCATGCGGTGAGAAGAGGCTAATCTCTTCATTCTTAATGAAACGTTCGTAGAAAAGTTTTGAAATCTGGATTGAGTAGTCAAGTTTTCTAACACGGTTATCCTCAGTGCCTTTGTTGTTCTTCAGAACAATGATGTCTTCTATCTCTTGGTGCCAGATTGGGAAGTGGACAGTCGCTGAGCCACCACGAATTCCATTCTGTGTACAGCAGCGGACAGTTGACTCAAACTTTTTAAGGAATGGTACAACACCTGTGTGTTGAACTTCTCCCCCTC